CTCAAAAGGTAACGTGCAAACAAAAGCAGATGTGGAAGAGAAATCAACTGGAGCGGCAACACCGTTTTAGTTGTAGTGAGGGGGATTAATAGTCCCCCTTTACAAAATAAATAGAAATGATAATGAAGAGCGAAAAATTTAAAAATATATTTGAAGGATTAAAAATTGCATATGGACAATATCAAAAAGGCGATGTCGCAGCCAATGGTGACAAACAAAAAGGTAAAGCATTCATTGTTCGACAGACTGTTAGCGATGATTTGTGGGAGAAGCATTTACAGGGAGAAGGTCCGGCTCTTGGAATTATCCCTATTACAGAGAATAATACGTGTAGGTGGGGTTGTATTGATATCGACGAATATAATTTTAATCACAGCAAGCTCATTCAAAGCATACGAAATCTTAATCTCCCCTTAATCGTTTGCCGTTCTAAATCAGGTGGTGCACATGTATTTTTATTTACAAAAGAATTTATATCTGCATCTCTTATGCAGAGCACACTTAAAAAGTTTGCAAAAGCTTTAGGTTATGAAGGATCAGAAATTTTTCCTAAACAAACAGAAATACTTGTAGAACGTGGGGATACAGGTAACTTTTTAAATTTACCCTACTATAATGAAACGAAAGGATTAAGATATGCTATCGACGATACTGGCTCCAGTTGTACACTTGAGGAATTTTATAAGCTCTATGATGTTTACTCTTGTAGCGAAGAACAAATTAAAGAAATTAAAATTAAAGAACAAAAAATAGAAGAAGCATTTACACACGGACCTCCTTGTCTTAACAAGTTAGCATCAATTGGTTTTGGTGAAGGGGGAAGAAACAATGCTTTATTTAGTATTGGTGTATTTTATAAAAAGGCTGACCCTGATAATTGGGAAAATTTAGTCGAAGAGTCTAACATAAAATATATGAACCCACCTCTTAAATCATCAGAGGTACAAACAGTTATCAAACAAATAAATAAAAAAGGTTATGATAAATATAAATGTAAAGACGCACCTATCAATGCGGTCTGTCAATCAGGTTTATGTAGAACTAAAAGATTTGGTGTAGGCTTTGGAGAAGAGGAAATGCCACCACTGGGCAATCTTACTAAATACAAATCAAATCCACCACAATGGTTTTTAGATGTAGATGGAACGCGGATCGAATTAAAATCAGAACAGTTATACAGCTCACCTTTATTTGCATTAGCATGTTTAGATCAAGCTAATTTAGTTGTGCCTGTACCAAAAGCAAAAGATTGGAAACAACATTTTTTAAAACCCATGATGAATAATTTACAAGAAGTAGAACCATTAGAATCTTTAGATCCAATTAATCAACTTACAGGATTACTACAAGACTGGACTACAAACAGACAGTCGGCAAGAACAATGGATGATGTGTTTAACAAACTACCTTTTACAGATGAGAACAAAGAATTTACATATTTTAGAATGGATGACTTTTATGCATTTCTTAAAAAGAATAATTGGGAAATGGATAAAATTAAAACAGGTAATTTATTAAAAAGGTTAGAAGATTTATTTGTATCAGAAGAAAGAGTTAGAATTAAAAAACAACAACCAAGACTAATAAAAATAAAAACTATGAAACAAACAGAAGCTTCTGTTTCTAAAGTTGAATACCACAAGGAGGTTTACTAATGTTAGCTAGAGCGGACCTATTAACAGTGACAATGTTTACAGCGTTCTGGATCTACTTACATTTAATTACATGAACAAAATAGGAATCAATTGGAAGTTAAGATACGAGTTAGAAAGAGAAAGAAACGAATTGTTAGAAACAAGAATAGATATATTAATCAGGAGGTTGCGTAAATATGAAGACTATAATACTAGGCCCGCCAGGGACAGGAAAGACAACAACGTTGTTAAATTTAGTAGATCAGTTCATACAGCAAGGGATAAGACCTAAACAAATCGGATACTTTTCTTTTACAAGAAAGGCAGCAAGAGAGGCAGCAACAAGAGCTGCTGAAAAGTTTGGTCTAGATGCAGAAAAAGATTTAGAAAATTTTAGAACGTTACATTCTTATGCTTTTAGTCGTTTAGCTATGACAAAAGAAAAAATGATGACGGCAGAAAATTACAGAGAGTTTGGTAAGTTAGTAGGTCTACCTATCAAAACAGGTAAATATTCAGAAGATGATGGCACATTTAATTCTGACAATGAATACTTAACCATTATGAATACGGCTAGAGTTAAACGTATGGACTTATTAGAATACTATGACTCTAGACAAAACATTTTAGATATAGAAAGAGATACACTTTACTTATTATCAGAAGAACTAAAACGATATAAAAAAGAAAAAGGACTTAAAGATTTTACAGATTTACTAGAAGACTTTATTGCACAAGAAACTAAACAAAGTTTTGAAGCGTTGTTTATAGATGAAGCACAAGATTTATCATTAATACAATGGGACATGGTTAGATCATTATGGGCCAACGCAAAGAAAACTTATATAGCAGGTGATGATGATCAGGCTATATTTAAATGGGCTGGAGCTGATGTAGATCACTTCATAGCTTTAAAAGAGGAAGTTAATGATATCAAAGTATTAGACCAATCATATAGAATACCTGGTGGACCTATACATGAACTATCACAAAAAATTATAAACAAAGTACAAAATAGATTTGATAAAAATTATAAACCAAGATTAGAACAAGGCATATTGCGTAGATATTCTGATGTAACACAAGTTGATATGTCAAAAGGTAACTGGTTAGTTTTATCATCAGCAAATCATTTTCTTGATGATGTAAAAGAATTATGTGAATTACGTGGTTGGTATTACCAACACAGAGGATTTAATTCTGTGCCCTTAAAATTATTATTAGCTCTAAATAACTGGGAGCACTGGCGTAAAGGTAGTCAATTAAATAATGTAGAAATAAAAAACATATATCAATATTTAGGAGCAAGTGTATTACCTGGTTTTAGATCAGGTAAAACTTTACACTCTGATACAAAATATCTTATGAGAGATTGTAGAGCTGAACACGGTTTAGTTACAGACTCTGTTTGGTATGAGGCCTTTGATGGTTTAGATACTGTCACAGAAAACTACATTCGTAACATGCGGGCGAATGGAGAAGAAATAAATAAAAATCCGCGTATCATTATGTCAACAATACACGGAGCAAAAGGAGGAGAAGCCGATAAGGTTTTGCTTATGCAAGATCTAACCAATGCAGCACTAGAAACTTTTAGTCATGACCCTGATGAATTACATAGGTTATTCTATACTGGAGCGACGAGAGCGAAGCGTGAATTGCATGTGTTAGATCCAAAGAACTTTGATCGAGCTTATATATTATGAAAAAAAATAGAATGTCAGATGACACACCAGAAAGAGAAAACCCAATGTTAAAACAAGTTGGAGGATCTCATTATATGTATATGGAGATTCAGCCAGCAGAGTTTATAAACAAAAACAAGTTGCTTTTTGCGGAGGGCAACGCTATAAAGTATATATGTAGGCACTCTCAAAAGGGAGGCATACAAGATATAGATAAAGCAATACATTATTTAGAAATGGTGAAAGAGAGAGACTATTCGTGAGAAGTATACAGACACCCCTATTTACCCCTGAAACAGAATGGGTCATACCTGATGAGCTAAAAGATTTGCGTGAAGCAAAAGAAATTGCAATAGATTTAGAGACTAATGATCCACACCTAAAACAGTTAGGATCAGGTAATGTCACAAATAGAGGTCACATTGCTGGCGTTGCGGTGGCCGTAGAGGGCTGGTCAGGCTATTATCCGATAGGACATGAGGGTGGTGGAAATATGGACCGTAAATTGGTCTTAAAATGGCTTCAAGATGTATTAAATCAACAAAACACTACGTTTATCTTTCATAATGCGATGTATGATGTGTGTTGGTTAAGGTCAGCAGGACTTACCATAAAAGGACCCATTGTGGACACTATGATAGCTGCATCATTAATTGATGAAAACAGACTCTCGTATCAGTTGAACACACTTTCTAAATATTATGTAGGTATAGGTAAAGATGAAAAAATTTTAATTGAGGCTGCAAAAGAATATGGAATAGATCCAAAAGCAGATATGTGGAGATTACCTCCAATGTTTGTAGGTCAATATGCAGAACGAGATGCAGAGTCAACTTTAAAACTTTGGCAAAGATTAAAAGTAGAATTATACAATCAAGAACTTATGGATATTTTTAACTTGGAAACAAAATTATTTCCTTGTTTAGTTGATATGAGATTTAAAGGAGTAAGAGTTGATTTAGAAAAAGCACAAAATATTAAACTAAATTTAATTAAAAGAGAAGAGACTTTAATAAAAAAAATAAAAGATTTAACTGGTGTTGAAGTAGAAATTATGGCAGCTAGATCTATTGCAAAAGCTTTTGATAAACTTAAATTACCTTATGACAGAACAGCAAAAAGTAATGAGCCTAGTTTTACTAAAAACTTTTTACAGAATCATCCGCACGAATTACCACAAGCGATAGCTGAAGCAAGAGAACTTAACAAAGCTCACAGTACATTTATAGATTCAATAACTAAACATGAAGTTAATGGAAGAATACATGCAGATATAAATCAAATAAGATCAGATGCAGGTGGAACAGTAACAGGAAGATTCTCTATGAGTAATCCAAACTTACAACAGATACCAGCAAGACATCCTGAACTTGGTCCAATGATTAGATCTATTTTTATTCCAGAAGAAAAATGTAAATGGGGATCATTCGATTACTCACAACAAGAACCTAGAATTTTAGTACACTATGCAAAGTTACAAAACTTAACAGGTGTTGACGAAATTGTTGATGCATACAATCAAGGTGATGCAGATTTCCACCAGGTTGTTGCAGACATGGCAGGTATAGAACGTAAACAAGCCAAGACAATTAATTTAGGTTTAATGTATGGTATGGGTAAAAATAAATTAATGGCTGAACTAGGATTAATGAAAGAATCAGCAGAAAAATTAATTAGACAGTATCATGTAAAAGCTCCATTCGTAAAACAACTTATGGATAATGTATCTAGAAAAGCAAATGATAGAGGTAAGATCAGAACTTTACTTGGTCGTGCATGTCATTTTGATTTATGGCAACCTGTTCAATTTGGGGTTTTTAAACCTTTACCATTAGAACAAGCTAGAAAAGAATATGATGAACCTTTAAAACGTGCATTTACATACAAAGCATTAAACAAATTAATACAAGGTTCTGCGGCTGATATGACTAAAAAATCTATGGTTTCTTTATATGAAAATGGTATAGTACCACATATACAAATTCATGATGAAGTTGATATATCGATTGAATCTCCAAAAAAGGCAGAAGAGATAATTAAGATTATGGAAGAAGCTGTACAATTACAGGTTCCAAATAAAGTTGATTATGAGTCAGGTAGTAATTGGGGAGACATAAAATAAATGTATGGCATATTTAAACGCAAACATACCAGCAACCTACGCACAAATAAGAAAAGAATATCTTTATGATCTTAAAAAACATCATGGAGAAGTTGAAGACTGTATTATATTCGGCATATCATGTATGTCAGGAAGGGCTATATTATTTCACGCTCTTATGGGTAACGGTGCAATATTTTATCGCCTACCTATTAGCGCGTTTATTCAACAAGGATACAAACCCGAAGACGTTCCCAAGCGACGCCTTGATGAACTGGAGCTTTGGAATTCTTTTAGTTATTATCCTGCTGTTACTATCTGGTCTATTTTAGGCGCAGCTTCAGGTAAATACATCGGAAAAGATAAGAAATGGCATCATGGTAAATACTTATTTACTGTTGATTTCGCACATCCAGATGTTAAT